AGACAAATCAACTGTAGATGACGAGACAAAAGTCCCATTAACATTGGCAATCGTATAATCAACTTTCCAACCAACAAGATTTCCATCTTCCTCATTGCCCCTGTCACAAGGAGTCCAGTGGATGTGGAAATAGAGGTCAGTGCCTTCTTTGTATGAGTGAGGCATCTGGGTACTTGCATAAACAGCATCGTTCTTCTGAAATTTATAGACTTTGAAAGTAGTTCCTGCTCCTCCAGGTTGCCAGTTTGAAAGAGTCGGGTCTCCAGAACCAACAAATTGGAACGCCCCTGGAACAACACGCAAGTCATCCCAGAACACCTCATCAGGATTCTCTATTGCATAGGCAATCCCCAGATACGGGTTCAGAATCTTGATGATGTGCTGATGGAATGTCATTGTTTCACGAGCTCCTCAAAGACCTTTGTCCTGGTGATGTCTCCCCACCCAGTGTCTCCTGAATAACTGTCGTCAGTGACTGCTTGTCGGTATTCCTGGCCTGCATATTCATAGCTGAGCCAGATGAGTTCACCTACTGCATTCCAATGGAATTTGATTTGCCCGATGATGGGCATCTGAATTTGGTCTTCAAGGGATATTCTTTCAGTCGACGCCATCTTCCTTTTCCTCCTTTGGTGGCTCATCTGCAAGCTCTTCTAAGGAAGCCAGCAGCTCTCCTTCAGGGTCTTGTAGCTCCTCATCTGGAGCTGGTTCAGGTGCAGCCTCTGTGATTGTCCAATCGACCTGCTCAACTTTGACTATGTTGTTCTTCTGCAGGAAGGTTTCAACAAATCTGAAATCCTGAACCTGTGAAGATTTGGCAACCTCAGTCCAGACTGTCTCATTAGGACACATGAACAGCCTGAAGCACTCTGGGGTTTCCTCTACATAAATCGTGCCAGGATAATTGGCCATTGACATCCGAAATGCATTCCAGTTGACCTTAAATCTCATGATTCTTCACCTTCTGGTTTGCCCACTACAAACATAGCTCTACAACGGCAATTGGGATGGATGGGTGGGAGTTGAAAACGGAAGGTTCCATACTTCGGGACGGTGACAACAAATTCTTCATCAATGGGAATGGCAGACTCCTTATCATACTTGTTCCCTACCTTAGAGCAAATTGGACAAAGACGTTCGTCAGGGTGGACGGAAATCCATTTGTGACCCTCTGGCAAGCCTGATTGAATAAATGCATCATGACGACCTTGGTTCTGAGCCCTGTTGGATTCAGTCCTGGTAATCATGTTGATTCTGTCATTCCAGTTCATCTTCCTGCCTGAAGCGAAGTCATGCTTCCTCTTCTCTGTGGGATTGAGGAGGAGCTGCACCCTCTTCTTCAGTTGAGTTGGATTCTCATTGTTCAAGACTCCATCTCTGATAGATTCCTGGAGTTTTCTGTTGAGCTCATCCATGACTCCACTGACTTCACTTGAAACCTGCTCGGTCATGAGCTCAATCTTTCTTTCTTCTGGGATGGCATTCGTCCTCATCCTGAGTTTGACTTCTTCTGCTGTCATCCCCTTGGCATAGTTCCTTCGGACAAATCTTTCAACAATTGCCCTGAACTGATTGCCTCTGAATAATACGAATGCTCTGTTGAGAAGCGTGCCGATTATGTCAGCTTTGCGTTCTGGCTTCATGTTCAAAACCCTCCGCAAACTCCTCATCGAACATGTCCACAATTTGTTTGCCAACCTCTTTGATGTAGTCCTTGACTTCGTTCATCTCTTGAGCCTTACCTTCAACGTCTTTTTTGGGCTCTTTCTTGGCATCATCAACTTGGTCATCTGGGGTCTCTTCTTTCTTTTCGCCTTTTTCCTTCCCAGCATCATCAAGCTGTTGGCCCTCTTCCTGAGAGTCCATCATCTCTTGTTGTCGTTGAAGGTTTTCCTCTTTCTGCTTCTTGAGCTCGTCAACATCAATGCCTTCTTCTTTGGCAACCATCTCAGCAGTCTTGACTCCCATACGAATCTGGGATTCATAGAGAGCGTGTTTCTGGATATCCTCATCCAGGTCGTAATCATCGAATTTGAACTCCAGACCTTCTGAGTTCTCGAATTCTGTAAGGATTTGAGTATTGATGTGATATTCAATCATGCTGAGAATTGGCTTGAGTGCCTTGCGTTTGAACACATCACTCTGGGTTGCTGCAACTGCCTTGTTTGAATCATCCGTTGTTCCCATCTCGTTCTCTGTCATACCGAAGCATCTGAGCATCACCCTATCAAACCATTTCTGCTGGCCAATGACATCCATCTCAGTTGGGGACATCTGGAACTTCTCGAACTTGGTCGGATAGTTTGTGACTGCAACCCTGTAGCCCATCCTCCTTCTGAATCCAAGAGCATCTTTGACATCTCGGACTGTCTGTGTGAGCCTGTTTGAGAATGCAGTGACATCTTCTTGCTTGGCCCCTTCCAACACCAGAGCTCCTTCAGCCATGTTGTTGTTCAGGTAGAAGTCAAGGTTGTACTTGCTTCCATAAATAAGCGTGAGCACGATATCAGCCAGGACTTCCAACGGGCTTCTGCCGTAAATGAGGTCTGACCTCGGATTGGCCTGCATGTAGATTATTTCCCTGGTTCCGAATGGAATCGGCCATGCTGCAAAGGCCTGACCATACTGAAAGTAGGCTGCTCTTGCTGCATACATGATGCTATAACGCTGAGTCAGATGCTCCGTTGTGACAGACTCATCTGCAGTGTCGAAGTAAGTCTTGTTCCCCTGGACAAAGACATTCGGGAGTGGTTCAACAAAGGGTTCTCTGTAAGTATAAGTTCCATAGATATCAGGGTTCTTGAGGAATGAAGCACCATCTCTGCAGTAGAGCTGCACGAGCTCTCCCTTTTGATTGAAGACCTTGACCCAGACTCCTGCATCGACTTCCAGGATGTCTGTGACTGCCTGTCTTAGAATATGGTCAAAGGATTCATGATTAACATTTGGATTGTTGAGAAATTCTGTGATTTGCTTACGCACATCATCATTTGGAGTGATGTTGTTCTCCTCGTTGTCTTCTTTGTCTACAATATCCCATTCAGTAGATGACGCTTCATCTGCAAGTGTTTTGATGACGGAGAAAACATATGGGTTCTTGGCCAGCTCACGCAATGCATTTGTGTTCACTGGTCTTGGATATCCGAACGGTGGCTTGTACAAGTACTGGGGTTGTACTGCCTTCAGGATGGAATCTCTCAAATCAGATATGAGTAGCCCTCCCTGTGGAGTAGGAGGTTCTTCTTGTAGAACTGCCTTCTCCTCCGCACCGAAGCCCAGCCACTTTTTCATTCCGTCGAACATATGTTCACACCTATTAAGGACTGGGTATATGAAGGATTAGAACGCAATTGGTTCTTGACTTTTGTTCTTTTTAATAGGCTTGGTCGAGCCATACTATTGCACCTCGTTGTTCCCTTGTCCCTTGCGCTGCTAAAACCAGCGCATCCACATAATCATCCCGTGCCCCTTGGGTATCAGGATGATGCAGCTTCATCTGTCCGCTGCTCGTCAACTCAAACTCGAAACTCGTGAGCTGCCACTTGAGTCTTTCGTCTGGTGGAATCTTAATCATCCCCTGCTCCATGAGAATCTTGAGGTGTGAGAACATGTCCATCTTGGTCTTAATGGTGAATGTCACTCCCCGAACCACATCAGATTTGCGGTACTTGAAGTTGTACCCAGGTCTGACGAACTTCTGCTGTTTCATGGAGTTGATTTCTCGGATGAGGAAATCTGCCAGGCCCGCACCCAACCCAGTGCTGTCAACATAGATTGACTGGAAGTTGAACTTGCCATGCAGCCAGAGCACATAATCATAGAGCGCATCCATGGTGTTCTTCCTGATTTCTTTGAGAAAAACAACTCGATGAGGGATTTTCTTCTGGTCATCCCCAAGCTCCAGGACTATGATGACTGAAGAATCCTGTCCAGCCCTGGCACAGTCCAGTCCTGCAACATATCGAGCATCCTTCTTAACTTCCATGCAGTGCAGCCTCCGTAATCATTGGGTATTCCTCTGTGCAGTTGTTGATGAGCTGCAGCGGGAAGTATGTGTTCTGGTCATCGACGAATTCAGCACCCATCTCAGTATCGAACTGCATCTTGGTCATGGTTGAGCGTGCATCATCAATATCCTGCTGGCTCAGGTGTCCAGCAGCTACAGCAACCTGCCATGGTACATGATGATGATACCATTTCTTGTTGTGGCAGTGCTCGAAGAAGTGATTGTTGCGACCAAAAGGAGTTGATATCTCGATGATTTTCCCATGAGTGGCCATCACTGTTGGCAGCAGAACTTCGTTGTAGATGCTCTGTTTGATGAAGGCCGATTCATCGATTATCAGCACATTCACTGTGTGTCCACGGATAGTCAGACCAGTATCTCCAACTGTGAGAGCCTCAATCCTGCTCCCGTTGGAAAGCTGAGTCGAACGTAATGTATTGACCTCCAAGATAGGGGTTTTCTTCTCAACAAGGCCTAAAAAGTACTTGACCTTGTCGAAAATGAGCCCAGCCTGCTTGTCAGTCGGTGCGATGCAGAGGATGTTGGTGTTGGGAGTTCGCATGGCTGCCACTACAGCATAGATAGCGAGAGTCATAGATTTGCCAGTCTGTCTACACATCCTGGCAGTGACTCTATGCTCATCGATGCAATCTCTGAGAAACTTCACCTGATAATCATACAAGCGAATTCCAAAGAGATTCTCGATGCCCTCTCTCAACGTCTCCGCATCTTCATTCATTTAGCATCCAGTTTGTCAAGCTCCGCTTTCTCTGCTTTCGCTATGGCTAATCTCTTCTCAATGTCCTTGAGCTCATACTTCAGCTTGACCTTCTTGAAGAGGACTTGGCAAAGCTTTTCCATGTTGTCCACGTGGAACTTGGTCTTGCGGTCATCCTTCTTGAGCTCTCCAATCGCCTGGGCAAATGCCTGGATTCCCTTATCTGTGAGCTCTCCATGGCCCAGGTATGCGAGCTTTGCGAGTTCTTCCTCACCACTCTTGAGTCTCTTGGTCATGAACTCCAATTGTTCATTCAAGAATGTGCGATATTTCTTCTCGCCTTCCTCATTGAAAACCTGGTTGGCAGTATCTGTTGACATCGCCATTGGGTCTTCTCCCTGCTTCAGGATAAATGGAACGTCAGTGACTTCCACCATCCTTACCAAATTGCCTTCTTCTCTCTTGAAGGTCACTTTCTGTACTGGTTCTTTTTTGTCTTCCGTCATATATTTCACCAACATTTTAGTCTGTGAATGATAGCTGATATAATCCCACCAACTGTTACTCCGCATTTGGAACAACACCATTCCCACTCATCTTTTCGTACTTTTTTAGGTCTCATGAACATCCTCCCCACCCACAGCCATAACAGACGTGGCAGCCTTCTTGGAACGCCAGCTTGCCACTACATGATGGACAGGTTCCTTCCTTGATTTTCTGCTTGTCAGATTTCTCTTCAGCCATATCATCCCTCAATACTCATCATCACTCTCAGCATCCAAGCTGATGTAGCACACGTAACATTGGCCCTGGAACATCGGATACTTGCAATATCGACATGTTTCTTCAGGCACTGGGTTTCACCACATCAGTTGGGCTCTTTGGTGCTACCCATCTCTTGTGGTCAATCACCAGGTAATGAGAGTCTCGCTCTCCCGTGGCAATTTCTATTCCCAGCTCTTTGAGAGCCTTGGCCAGTGCTTCCT